ATCCTGATGGATGTTGGAATTGATTACAACTGCAGTTGGGAACATGTGAAAAACTGGCTGCTGGACGACCGCCTGCGTGAGCTGGCCGAGGCCGACAAGGACGGGCGCGTGGTGGTGCTGCCAGTAAAGCCAGTACTTACGCCGATTATTTCAAGCATGTTGTACATAATCGAGGACGGAGACATCTATGAAGATGCCCTTTATGAAGCTGTTGTCGGGATGTCAGAAAATGGGAAGATGAATGTAGTCTACACGACGCTTTCCGGCCAGATGATCTTCGAACAAGCCGACATCGGCAAGACGGTTTTCCTGACCCGCGAGGCGGCGAAAGAAGCATTGGAGGAGATGGAGGGTGTTTGAGTTAAAATACTGCCCGTTCTGCGGAGGTAAAGTTAGCATTGTTTTGTGCGACGACGAAGGGAATCTGCATGATGAGGCATATAGAGAACATCCCTATAGTGGGCTTGGCTTTATGCTTCACCATGCTCACGAGGAAAACCCAGGATGCCCGATTGCAAGCTATGAGTGCGATGGAGGGATTTTGGGCGGTGTGTATATTTACGACACGGAAGAACAAGCCGCTGAAGCATGGAGCAGGAGGGCTGACGATGGCTGAATACATCGAGCGCACGGAAGAAATTATGCTTGCCATGAACGCCGGGGCGAGAGCAATTGAGAACACGGAGCGTTATCACGGTGCTGTTTACACCAAAGATGTACTTTCGGATAACCCGCAGAAAATCCCGTACTTGCTGGCCGCTAAAGTGTTGCGGGAAGTAAGCGACACTCCCGCCGCTGATGTTGCCCCGGTGGTGCGCGGGCGGTGGGTACATCTTGGAGGGGACGAGTGGTGCTGCTCTGCGTGCGGCTTTGTCATTACCGCTGAAGGCAGTTGGGACAAACCTACCCAAAAATACTGCGAGGATTGCGGGGTCAAGATGGATGGAGGGAATAGTTGATGGTTAAAGTGTTCTGCGATATGTGCGGGCGCGAGATCGACTACGAGGTTGACGGCGTGAATCTGGATTTCAATCACTACGGCGTTGTGAATTTTAAGAAACCGTTTTCTGCGGAGAAGCAACTGTGCCTCTCCTGCGCGGCCAGAGTCTGCAACTTTGTGGAGAATGGCGCAAGAGAAGAGGAGGCCGAGCATGCATGACGAAGAACTGTTGGCCGCGCTGCGGCGGCTGAAGGTGGAGACCGGTAGTCTGGTGTGTGTGGGCTGCGGGTATGAGCACAACTGTGGCATCCACGGTTGCCGCATCCTGCGGGAGACGGTCGCGTGGCTGGAGCGGAAGTTGGCGGAGGGCAAGGCGCGCAGCGTCATTGAGTACCGGCATGAACGCTAAGGTAAACCCGCGGCGGGTACCTCGGACAGAGGCTGACGTGGCGGCCGCCTACACGAAGGGCGTCACCGAGGGCCTGAATCGCGGCATCGAGCTGATGCTGTATGTGCTGATCGACAAGCACGACGCGCCGATGGAGGACGTGCAGCAGCTGGCCGCGGAGCTGAACCACGCCGCCGAGTGCGTGGTGGAGGGGTACGTCACCTGGGCCGGCGTGCGGCCATGCTGAAGGAATACAACGTGGAGGTTGAGTTGATATGATGAGTATTATGGAGTCGCTCGAAGTCCTGAGGGCATATCTGGATGAGTCGGCTGGGTCTGTCCCGCCTAAGGTCTACGGAGCCATATCTACCGCAGTGGTCTTGATGGGCGCTTTCGGCGAGGCGCTGGATGCGGCGGTTTCCGCCATGGTGTCCGCCAACACGCCAATCATTGCCGAAATTCCTGCCCGTGAGGAGAAATGTGATGGAAGGTGAAGGGCGCTGGATCTGCGTGCGGCAGCGCGCCGGCCCGCTGGTGAAGGAGCAGCGCGCCATACGTCCGCGGCTCAGCCAGCATGACAGCCCCTACGAGCGGGCGGAGAAGAATCGGATTCTCCGCCCGCCGCGGGACTCCGGCGTCTGCCGGACGCGGATGGATCGCCTGGAGCTATTGCTGGCTCTTTTCGGTTTTGATGGGTGGAGCTACACGCTGACTTTTGACGAGGCGCATTTGCCACCCAGCTTTGCAGAGGTCCGATTATGCTGGCGCCGATTGCTCTACCAAATGAAGAAGTGGCATGACGGCGTGACGCCTGACTACGTCTACCTCATCGAGGGGCGCCATGGGGATCATCGATATCACATGCATCTTACGGTGCGATACAATGACTTCCCGCCCATGACCATGGAAGATCTCTGGAGGCAGGGATACATCATCTCGTCGCAGCCCCTGCTGCTGGGTGCGTTTGACAGCTATCGGCGTACTGCCAGATACTACTGCAAGGAGCGCAGCGACGGCATTGTCATTCCGATCGATGCCAGGACGTGGGTGGCGTCGCGCAGTCTTGCGCGGCAGTTGCCGCCGCCTGAATACTTCCGATCTGATTCGGGCCGCATTGAGATTCCGGACGATTGCCGGGCGTGCGGCCGGTATACGGTGGATAACGGGTTTGGCCACTACCAGTATGGCTGGTACATCGAGCAGGATCCTCTCCATCCGACTGTGATAGACGGAAAGCGTATGCCGCATCAAGGCGGTTTTGGTATGTACTAAATAGTAAATGTAACTTGTGATATAGTTGAACAAATCACGAAAAGGAGGAAAACCCCTTGCGTATCACATCCGAATACGGTACAATATCCCCAAGGAGCGATGGGTGGTTGACCTGTCCCAGGTGCAACCGCAATCGACACTTCCTGCGGGTGCTGCCCGGCACATCCGCCACGGAGCTGCCTGTGTACTGCCGGGACTGTAAAACGGAGATCATCCTGCATATCGAGCAAGAGGCCGGAGCGTTGAACGCCGGAGCCCATGATTAGACACCACACGTTGGTGCTGCGTCATGGTCTCCGGCGTTTTTGTTTTGCCGCGAGGTGATAGCCGCGAGCCGGAACGCCGGAGACGAAGACGGGAGGGGCGCATGGGAATTTCAGCAGGCAGGCTCGCGGAGCTGCGCGGGCTTCTCGAGGCGGGGTCAGAGCATGAGTTTTACTCCTGGCCAGAGTGGCGGCGGCTGCGCCGGGAGGTGCTCGCGGTTGATAACTGCGAGTGCCAGGAGTGCAAACGGCGCGGCGTGTACTCTAAGGCCAGTATCGTCCATCACGTCAGGCATCTGCGCGATCGTCCCGACCTGGCACTGTCCGTCTACGATGGCGATTCCCGGCAGCTGGAGGCCGTCTGCAAGCGTTGTCACGAAGAGCTGCATCCAGATAGCCAGCGGCAATACGCGCCGTCTGCGCCGCCTCTGACGCCGGAGCGGTGGGATTGATGCCCCCCCCTCGAAAAAACGCCCCTCGCGTCTTTGTTGCTACTCGCGGGGGTCCAAGACATTCCAGCGATTTCCGCGTCTGCGCGTCGCCGCGTTGCGCGTGGGCGCGAGAATCGCCGGGCAATTCCAGAATGAACTGCGGTTTTGCGGGGCGGGCAGCCCCGGAAGTACTCTTCTCCTTTTTCCTCGGTTCGGGCGGCTCGTCCGCCCGTCCCGCAAAGCCGCAGATGTCGGTGCCCGAATCGGGCACAGGAGGTGACCTTATGCGAATCGAAAACAGGCGGTTGGCGGAGCTGACGCCGTATCGCGCCAACGCCAAAAAGCACGACGCCGCACAGGTGGCTAACGTAGCGGAGAGCATCCGTCAGTTCGGGTTTGTGCAGCCGGTCGTGGTAGACCGGGACGGCGTGATCGTCATTGGTCACTGCCGCGCCCTGGCGGCGGAGAAGCTGGGCATGGTCGAGGTGCCCTGTGTCTGTGTGGACGATCTGACACCGGACCAGGTGAACGCCCTGCGTCTGGTGGACAACAAGACCAACGAGAGTCCGTGGGATTTTGACCTGCTGGCTACCGAGCTGCCGAAGCTGGATCTGTCGGCGTTCGATTTCGAATGGGGCTTGCCGGACCAGTTAAAGGACGGTGTTGTTGAGGATGACTATGACCCTAATCCTCCGGCTGCCCCAAAGTCAAAGCCCGGTCAGGTCTATCAGCTTGGCCGACATCGCTTGATGTGTGGAGACAGTACATCCGTAGAGTGTGTCCAAAAGCTCATGGATGGGGCACAAGCGGATATTTTGCTTACAGACCCGCCGTATGGTGTCGATTATACAGGCAAAACAAAGGACGCACTTAAGCTCGAGAATGATGCAAAAAGTGTGATGACGAGTTTATTGCATTTTTGCAGGCGGCATTTGCGGCGGCTGATTCCGCGATGAAGCCCGGAGCGGTGTTTTACATCTGGCACGCAGATTCGAAAGCGCATGTTTTCAGAATGGCGTGCCAGAGGGTGGGGTGGGAAGTCCGACAGGTTTTGATTTGGGTTAAAAATGCGATGGTTATGGGACGGCAAGACTATCAGTGGAAACATGAGCCTTGCCTTTACGGTTGGAAAGCTGGCGCTGGTCATTTGTGGGCATCTGACAGAAAACAGACAACGGTGCTTGAGTTTGACCGACCGACGAAGAGCAAACAACATCCAACAATGAAGCCCGTGGCTCTTTTTGACTATCAGATTAAAAACAACACCAAGGGCGGCGATATTGTGCTTGACCCGTTTTCGGGGAGCGGCACCACGATCATGGCGGCGGAACAAAACGGACGGACGGCCTACTGCATGGAGCTTGATCCACGATATGTGGATGTGATCGTTGACCGCTGGGAGCGGTTTACGGGAGGAAAGGCTATTTTGATAAACGATTAGGAGGGAAGCTATGGCGCATCAGCGAGAGTTGGAGCCGAGACAATTTGAGAGCCTGTGCGGTATGCAGTGCTCCGTGGAGGAGGTGTGCGGTTGGTTTGACTGTGATGAAACAGCGCTGAACGCTTGGTGCATGGACACCTACGGCGAGGACTTCCGGAGCGCGTTTGACCGGCTGGCTATGATGGGGCGCATTGCTCTGCGCCGCGACCAGGTCGCCGCAGCGAAGAAGAACGCGTCCATGGCGCGGCATCTGGAGGCGCAGCGGGCGGGTCATGACGCGCCTCCGCAGAAGCGGAAGAACTACCGCCTGACGGACGCCTATAAGGAGCTCCAGCAGTCGATGCTGCAGAACTTGATCGAAAGGGATCTCGACGGTGATGTGTACCGGGACAAGGTCCAGGAGTATATGGATTTCTGGGTTAGGCGGCAGGAGCTGCGGGACGACATCGCCCGGCGCGGGCTGACCGTCACGGACGACCGGGGGCGGCTGATGGAAAATCGCAGCGTGTCGCTGGAGATTCAGGTTTCCCGCCAGATGCTGGCGATCTTCACCACGCTGGGCTTTAAGGAGGACGCTCTGGCGGCTGCCGCCCGGGGCGATGACGACGATGAGCTGTGAGATCCCCGCAGAGGTTCTGCGCTATATCGAGATCGTCGAGTCCAATAATCCCCGCGCCTGTCCCGAGCAGCACGCCCTGGTGTCCTATGTGCGCCGCGTGTTCGCGGAGGAGGACATCTATGTGGACACGGAGCAGCTCCGGCACTACCTTGGCCTGGTGAAGTATTTCCCTTACGAGCGGCTTTTCCCTTGGGAGGAATTTCTGCTGACGCTGTGGGACTGCACTTACCGAGCTGATGGGCGGCCACGATGGAAGAAGACGCTGTGCATGATAGGCCGTGGGGGCGGGAAAGACGGGTTCATTGCCTTTGACGGGGCGTGCTCCATTTCTCCCTACAATCCCGTTAAAAAATACAATGTGGATGTCTGCGCCAACAACGAGGAGCAGGCGGTCACGCCGGTGAAGGACCTCTCGGATGTGCTGGAATCCCCCAAGTGGGAGGCGAAGCTGAAGAAGCACTACTATCACACGAAAGAGATGGTCCAGGGCGTGCGCAACAAGGGCATCATGAAGGGCCGCACCAACAACCCCAAGGGTCGGGACGGTATGCGCTCCGGCAAGGTCGTCTTTAACGAAGTCCATGCCTTTGAAAACTATAACAACTACAAGGTTTTTGTCACCGGTCTGGGAAAGGTGGCCCAGCCGCGCATCGGGATGTTCACATCGAACGGCGACGTGTCTGATGGCCCGCTGGACGACTTCATAGCCCAGGGGCGGCGGATCCTCTTCGAGAACGAGGCGGAGCCGGAAGGCGGCTATCTCCCGTTCATCTGCTGCCTGGAGAACCGGGAGCAGGTTAACGACCCGGAAAACTGGCATATGGCCAACCCGTCCCTGGCGTACTCCCCGCACCTCCAGCAGGAGATCGCGGACGAGTATTCCGACTGGCTGGTCAACCCGGAGCAGAACGGGGACTTCCTGACGAAGCGGATGGGCATCCGCGCCGGCCAGCTGGAAATCAGCGTGACGGACTATGCCAAGGTCAAGGCGACTAACCGGCCGCTGCCGGATCTCCGCGGGAAGTCCTGCGTGGCCGGCATCGACTACGCGGAGATCAACGACTGGGCGAGCGTCAATCTGCACTTCCGCATCGGAACGCAGCGCTTCGACATCAACCATTCGTGGGTCTGCCTGCAGAGCCGGTCGCTCTCCCGCATCGTCGCCCCGTGGCGAGCTTGGGCGGAGATGGGAAGGTTGACGGTGGTGGACGATGTGAGCATCGACCCCAACCTCCTGGCGGACTACCTGAAGGGGATGGGCTTGAAGTACAACATCGTCAAGCTGGCAATGGACCACTTCCGCTGGACGCTGGTGAGCGACGCCATGCGGCGCATCGGATTTGACGCCAGAGACAAGAACCGCGTGAAGCTGGTTCGACCCAGCGACATCATGCAGGTCGACCCCGTGATCCAGGAATGCTTTGACCGCGACCTGTTCACATGGGGTGACAACCCACCCCTGCGCTGGGGAGTGAACAACACCAAGAGAGTGCGCAGCGGCCAACGTGCCGGTACGAATACAGGAAATTTTTACTACGCCAAGATCGAACCGAAGAGCCGGAAAACGGACCCGTTCATGGCTCTGGCGGCATCTATGACCGAGGAGGCGGTGCTTGGCACCGGCGAGCCGGTGAAGCTGCCGCCCATCGGCGCGATCCGGCTATAGGAGGTGGGCAATGGCACTTAATTTTTGGAAGTGGCTCGCCGGAGGTAAGGCTCGTTCTCCCACCACGGTGGAGATCACATGCCGCGATCTTCTGGCAGCGGCGCAGGAATTCCAGCTGCGGGACACCTGCTTCTGGATCTGCGCGAACATGATCGCTAACGCCGTCGGGCGTTGCGAATTCCGGACGTTCCGGGATGGCAAGGAAGTTCGAGAGCGCGAACACTATCTCTGGAACGTGGAGCCGAACGTGAACCAGAACTCCACGGCGTTCCTGCACAAGCTAATGGCAAAGCTGCTGGTGGACAACGAGGTGCTGGTCATCGGCACTCGGCAGCGAGAGGGTTATGACACGTTGGTCGTAGCGGACAGCTATATGACCGGCGGCAGCTATCCCAGCAAGCAGAATGAGTACACAGGCGTGCAGGTAGGCGATGTGTCTTACGAGAAGACCTTCCGCGAGCGGGAAGTCCTGCATCTGACGCTGAACCACATGAACATCAAGCCGGTACTGGATGGCCTGTACGGCTCCTACGTGCGGCTCATCAACGCCGCCATGCGGCGGTATGCGTGGGACAAGGGGCAGCACTGGAAGGTGCACGTGAATCAGCTGGCCTCCGGCGCGGATGACTTCACGCAGAAGTTTTCGCAGATGATCGAGGAGCAGGTGAAAACCTTTCTCGACTCTGATGGAGCAGTCTTGCCGGAGTTTGAGGGTTACGCCTACACAAACGAGGGCGGGAAGGCTGCCGTAGAGCTGTCGGACATCCAGAGCCAGATGAAGGACATCTTCGCGTTCACAGCGAAGGCGTTCCAGATCCCGGCGGTGCTGGTGGATGGCAGCATCCAGGGCACGGAGGACGCGCAGGGCAGGTTCCTGACCGGCTGCATCGATCCCATCTGCGACCAGCTGCAGGAGGAGATCAACCGCAAGCGATACGGCTATGACCGGATCCAGCGCGGCGACTATCTCCGCATTGATACCAGCAGCATCCGCCACTTCGATATGTTCGCCAACGCGGCGAACGTGGAAAAGCTGGTCGGCTCCGGCGTGTTCTCTATCAACGAGGTCTTGCGGGCGGCGGGTCTGCCCGCCATCTCGGAGGATTGGGCGGACAAGCACTATCTCACGAAAAATATTGCAACGTTGGGTTCGGAGACCTCTGTGCTCGGCGGTGCGGAAGGAGGAAACGCATGAGGAAACCCCTTTGGGAAATCAAGCAGGCTGCGGAGGGCGTCCTGCAGCTATACATCTACGGTGACGTAGAAGGCGAGGAGTTCGATTGGGAGAACTGGCGATATGTCCAGAGCGACAACAGCGCGGAGCACTTCCGCGAGGAGCTGGCCAAGTATCCCAACGCCTCCCGCATCGACATCTACATCAACAGCTACGGCGGCAGCGTGTTTGAAGGCACAGCCATTTACAACCAGCTGAAGCGCCACCCGGCGCGGAAGATGGTGCACGTGGACGGCTTTGCCTGCTCCATCGCCTCCGTGATCGCCATGGCGGGCGACGAGGTGATCATGCCGCGCAACACCCTGATGATGATCCACAACATGTGGATGTGTGCCTGCGGCAATGCCGCGGAGCTGCGGAAGGCGGCGGATGATCTGGACGTCATTAACGCTGCGGGGCGGCAGGCGTATCTGCAGAAGGCCGGCGACAAGCTGACGGAGGAGCGCCTGTCTGAGATGATGGACGCGGAAACGTGGCTGACCGCTGAGCAGTGTGTTGAGCTCGGTCTCGCGGATCGCCTTGCCGACGCCGACGCTGACATGAGCGGCGCGTCCACCATCTTGCAGAAGATGAACGCCGGCATGGAGCAGCATCTCCAGTATCAGAAGTCGCTGGCGGCGCAGCTCCGCGACCTGGCAGCGGCACCCTCGGTGCCTGCGCCCAACAAGGAACCCCAGGGCGGCGGAGGCCCTGAAAAAATTAACAAAGTTCTCGGACTGTTTTCTTGAGAATCGAAAGGAGAAAAAGAATGAACAACAATGACATTCGCACCCGCGAGGAACTGCGGCAGGCTCTCCAGCAGGCTGCCGTCTCCGGCGACACCGGCGCGTTCTCTTTCGTCCTGGATGAGATGATGCAGCGCATCGGTCTGGACATCCAGGCCGAGTACGAACAGCGGTTTGATGACCTGCGGCAGGAAGTCGATTCTCGCATCCTCGCCCAGCGCGGCGTCCACCAGCTGACCAGCGAGGAGCGCAGCTACTACCAGAAGCTGTCTGCGGCTATGCGCTCTACCGACCCCCGGCAGGCCGTCACCGGTCTGGATGAGACGCTGCCCACCACCGTCATCAACTCCGTTTTTGACGAGCTGCAGACGGCGCACCCCCTGCTGAGCCGCATCAAATTCCGCGCCACCGGCGGCGCGGCCGAGATCATGGTGAACACCAACGGCTATGAGGAGGCCGTGTGGGGCGAGCTGTGCGACGACATCGTCAAGGAGCTGACCGCTGGTCTTAAGAAGGTACCCACCACGCTGCTGAAGCTGTTCGCTTTCTTGCCTGTCTGTAAGGCAATGCTGGAGCTGGGTCCGGAGTGGCTGGACAGCTTCATCCGCCAGACCCTCTACGAGGCTCTGAGCAACGGAGCGGAGGCAGGCTTCGTCGCCGGCGATGGCAACAAGAAGCCCATCGGTATGATCCGCCAGGTAGGCGACAGCGTCACCGTTACCGGCGGTGCGTACCCCGAGAAGGCCGCCATCAAGGTTGACGATCTGTCTCCCTACACCGTGGGCAATCTGCTGTCCATCGTGGCGGCTGATCCTAACGGTAAGTCTCGCCAGGTCCGGGATGTGATCCTGTTGGTAAACCCTCAGGACTACCTGCAGAAAGTCATGCCCGCCACCACGCTGATGGCTCCGGACGGTACCTACCGGAATGACGTCCTGCCCTATCCCATGGACATCATCCAGACCCACGCTCTGCCCCGCGGCAAGGCTGTCATCGGCATTGCTTATCGCTATCTGGCGATGGCAGGCACCTCCCCCGAAGGCCGTATCGAGTACAGCGACCACTACCGCTTCCTGGAGGATGAGCGTGTCTACCTGATCAAGGCCTACGCCAATGGTATGCCTCTGGATAACAACGCCTTCCTGGTGCTGGACATCTCCGGTCTGACGCCCGCCACCTACAAGGTGACGCAGGTGGATCCTCCCGCAGCGTCTACCGACGCCACGCTGACCGCTCTGACCGTGGGCAATCTGGCTCTGGCACCCGCGTTTGCCTCCGGCACGCTGACCTACACCGCGACCGCCACCAACGCGTCTGATGTGGTGACTGCTGTGCCCGGCAACGCTTCGGCTGCCATGAAGCTGACCGTGAACGGCACCGAGATCGACAACGGCACCGCCGCCACGTGGAAGACCGGCAGCAACACCCTGCAGGTCGTTGTGACTGCCGCTGACGAGACCACCACCAAGACCTACAAGGTCACCGTCACCAAGTCTTAACGATGGCGGGCGCGGTGAACGCCGCGCTGCTGTCGTCTGTCAAGCTCGCCTGCAACATCACCTGGAGCGATGAGGCTACGGACGCCAAGGTGTCCGACCTCATCGCCTCAGGGAAGGCGTACATTGACGGGAAGCTCGGCGCGGATGGTGACTATGAGAACCCCGGGGAGCCGTTGACGCTGTTGAAGGAGTATGTCCGTTACGGCTTAAGCGACGCGCTGGATGTATTCGAGACGAATTATCTGAACCGGCTGCTGGCCATGCAGAACGACAGGCAGGTGAAGAGCTATGCGGAAACTACCGTTTCGCCCTGAGGACCGGCAAATCACGCAGCCCTACCGGGACGGCGTGGTCAGGATCTACACCATAACGGACGCCGCCCAGCCCGGCTACCAGCCCAAGCCTACGCCCACGCTGGTGGAAACGCTGTTCTACGCGGAACGGCGCGTTGGTCTGCAACGGTATTACAGTGGCAAGCAGGCGCAGGTGCAGGTGGAGCGCGTGATCCGGACGCAGACGCGCCCGTCGGTGAACCCCCAGTGCATCGCTGTCACAGAGGACGGCACGCAGTACGGCATCGAGCTGGTGCAGCAGCTGCAGGATGTTCACCCGCCGTCCATGGACTTGACGCTTGTCCGGATCGAGCAGAAGTACGAGGTGCCCCATGAGTAGGAGACGGAATGTGCCCGATTCGGGCACCGACAGGACGCCCCTGTGGGCGCAGCGGATCATCGCGGCGCACCTGGCCGTGACCGATGCTGTCAGCCACGGCGGGCGTATCCAGTCCGACCGCTACTTCGTCTGGCAGGAGAACGGCGCGAACGACTTCGAAGCCGGCGGCATCCATGCGGAAAAGGCGGTCACCGGCTCTACGGACCTGTTCACGAAACAGGAGTTCGACCCTTGGCGGGATGAGCTGGAGGCCGCCTTCGACGCAGCGGAGATCGTCTGGAGCCTGAACAGCTGCCAGTTCGAGGAAGAAACCGGCTTCTGGCACCACGAGTGGGACTGGGAGGTGTTTGCCTGATGGCGCGGTTCGAGTTCTCCGGCATCGACAACTACATCAAGCGGCTGAACAAGCTGCAGCAGTCCACCAAGGACGGCGTGGTGGGTAAGACGGTCTATGCCGGTGCCGCGGTCGTGGCTGATTCGGTGCGGCGCGCGATACAGGCTCTTCCTGTAGGCGACGGCCGCGCTCAGGGCGGCGGCCTGGTTGACACCGTCACCCTGCCGCAGAAGGCGGGGCTTCTGGATGGCTTTGGCATCAGCCGCATGAAGGATGATGACGGGTTTGTCAACGTCAAACTTGGCTTTGATGGGTACAACTCCACCCGGACGGAAAAGTACCCGCGAGGACAGCCCAACGCATTGATCGCCAGATCTGTCAACAGCGGCACTACCTTCCGGAAGAAGACGAAGTTTGTGGACAAGGCCGTAAACTCCGCCAAGAAGGCGGCGGAAGCGGCAATGGACGCGGCGTGCAGCCGCGAAATTGAAAAAATCATGAAATAGGAGGTGCTGCTATGAGCGCAGCAGGAAAGGTCTGTACGGGCTTCAGCAAGCCCTACGTGGCCAAGTATTCGAACGATGGCGGCGCGGTCACCTACAGCGGCGTCATGCTGCTGGCGCGGGGCGTCAGCGTTTCCCTGTCCCTGAATACCACGGACGACAACACATTCTACGCTGACAACATCTCCGCAGAGACCGCAGCGGCTGTATTTGCAGACGGCACCGCCACGCTGACCGTTGACGGGCTTCTGACGGCGGCGGAGAAGTTCGTCCTCGGCCTGCCCGAGGCCACCGAGATCCAGGCGGGCGGCAGTGCGGTGCAGGTCTCCCACTACGGCGACGGCATGGAGATCCCCTACGTGGGCATCGGCTTTGTCGTCCGCTACCAGAGCGGCGGCGTAGTGACCTACGCGCCTGTGGTGCTGACGAAGGCGCGTTTCCAGCAGCCCGGTCTGGATGCTGCTACGCAGGAAGAGTCCATCGACTGGCAGACGCAGGAGCTGACCGCCACGCTGATGCGCGACGACACCACCAACCACGACTGGAAGATGGTGGGCGCTGATCAGCCCACCGAGGCGGCTGCCGAAGCCGTTCTCAAGGCAATTTTGGGCGGCGCGGCATAAGAGGAGGCGTCTATGCAGATCTACGGCAGAGAAGTAGGCTTCCGCTTTACGGTGGGCGCCTCCGCTAAGATCTCCGACCTTTGCCCGGACGGCGATATCACCCGTCTGGGGGAGGTGCTGGAGGGGCAGTATGGGCAGATCACCCGCGACACGGCAGCCATTATGGTGGCCTTGAGTGAAGGGTACGAGCAGGCGCGCTCCTTTGAGGTTCCTGGCTATAAGCCTGACCCTCTGACTGCTGACGAGCTGTTTTCGCTGCGCCCCAGCGAGTTTAACGCTTTGCAGCAGGCGGCGCTGGCGGCCTGGACGGAAGACAGCAAGCCCACGGTGGAGGTAGAGCCCGAAAAAAAAGAAAGCGGCAAGGCGCAGGCGTCCAGCTGAACCTTGCTTGGCTCCTGTTTTACGGGCGAAAGCTGAATATGGGGAGGCAGGAGATCATGGTCACGCGATACGGTGAGATGCTGGACATGATCGCCTGCCTCGCCATTTATAACGGGGCTACCCCCAAGAAAAAACAGAAACACTGGACATTTGACGAAGCTATGAAAGTGAGGTGAGCCTATGGCTGTGAACATCGGCCCCAGGATCGGCGTAGACGGGGAGGCGGAGTATCGCCGACAGATTAGCCAGATCATCCAGCAGTCCAAGACACTGGAGAGCCAGATGAAGTTGGTGGCTTCGCAGTTTACCGCTGCCACAACGGCGGAGGAGAGAAATGCCAAGACCGCCTCCGTGCTGTCCAAGCAGATCGATGTGCAGCGCGAACGCGTGAAGCTGCTGGCGGAGCAGACCGGCAGGGCGGCCGCCAAGTACGGTGAGAGCGACGAAAAGACCCAAAAGTGGCAGCAGGCGCTAAATGAAGCCGCTGCCACGCTGAACAAGATGCAGAGCGAGCTGCGCAACACCTCCAGCGGCGTAGAGGAGTTGGGTGACGACATGCGTGAGGGCAGCGAGAAGGCCCTGTCCTTTGGCGATGTCCTGAAGGCCAACGTCGCCTCTGATTTTATCGTTTCCGGCATCAAAGCAATGGCGTCAGCTATCAAGGAGGCTGCCGCAGCGCTTGTGGATCTCGGCAAGCAGTCCATTCAGGGCTTTGCCGAGCAGGAGCAGCTGATCGGCGGCGTGGACACCCTGTTCAAGGAGTCCTCCGCGCAGGTGCAGCAGTATGCCAACGAAGCTTACAAGACTGCCGGCCTGAGCGCGAACCAGTACATGGAGACCGTCACCAGCTTCTCCGCGTCTCTGCTGCAGTCTCTGGGCGGCGACACGGCCGCGGCGGCTCAGAAGGCCGACCAGGCTATTACGGACATGTCCGACAACGCCAATAAGCTGGGCACGGACATGGCCAGCATCCAGGATGCCTACCAAGGCTTTGCTAAGCAGAACTACACCATGCTGGACAACCTGAAGCTGGGTTATGGCGGCACGAAACAGGAGATGGAGCGGCTGCTCGCAGACGCCGAGAAGTTCTCCGGAATCAAGTACGACATCTCCAGCTATGCCGACATCGTGGACGCCATCCACGTGGTGCAGACAGAAATGGGCATCACGGGAACGACGGCAAAGGAGGCGTCGACCACCATCCAGGGCAGCGCCAACGCCATAAAGTCCGCCTGGAGCAATCTCCTGACCGGCATGAGCAACGAAAATCTTGATCTGGACAAGCTGGTGCAGAATGTGATCGACAGCGTCAACACCTTCGCAGACAACCTGCTGCCGCGTCTGCAGATCATGCTTCCGCGCTTCGCGGAGGGCATGACACAGCTTGTAAACGGACTGGTGCCCTATGTGGGGCCTGCGATGGAGCTGCTGCTGCCCTCGCTGGTACAGGGTATCGGCGGCCTGGTGTCCGGCATCGTGCAGGCACTGCCGGCGGCGGTGGAAGCTATATCCGCCGTGATACCTATGCTGGTGGAACAGCTGACAATCCTGCTGCCGCAGATCCTGAACGCCGGCATTGATATCATTTCCGCCCTTGCGTCGGGCATCGGAGAAAACCTTCCGGCGCTGATCCCCGCGGCGGTTGACGCTGTCATCACCGTGGCCGAGGGTCTGGTGGACCATGTGGATGAGATCATCATCGCGGCGGGATCTCTTATCGCAGGCTTGACGCAGGGCCTGATCGAGGCGCTGCCCCGTCTGGTGGTGCGGCTGCCGGAGATCATCGGTGCCATTGTAAAGGGTCTCCTGTCCGGAATGGCTGCTATTGGTGAAGTCGGGTCGCAGCTGGTTCGCGGCCTATTTGACGGAATCTCCAATGCGGCGTCGTGGCTTTACGACAAGCTTCGGGGCTGGGTAAGTGATGTCCTGGGCTGGGTCAAGGGTTTGTTCGGCATCAATTCCCCTTCTAAGGTTTTCGCTGACGAGGTGGGCAAGTTCATCCCGCCCGGCATCACGGTAGGCGTCGAGAAGGCGATGCCGAAGGCTATGCGCGACATGGGCGAGGAGCTGTCCGCGCTGTCTGCGCTGCCCGTGGGCGGCGGCACAACCACCAACATGGGCGGCGTAGTGCTGAATGTCTACGGCGCGGAGGGACAGGGCGTCAGCGAGCTGGCTGACATCGTCATGGCTCGGATGCAGAACGCCGTGGAGCGCAGAGAGGCGGTGTTTGCATGATTTTTTGGGCCGGAAGATCCTCCGACGACGTCCACGTCGTGGTGGAGCGCTACCCCGGCGTGGAGCTGGCCGGGCGGAAGCTGGACACGCAGTCCGTCCCGGGCCGGAACGGGGACCTACTGTTCCCGCAGGACGCCTACCAGAATTACGTGCAGCCGTACAGCATCTACATCAGCGCGGAGCGGACGCGGCTTCCACGCGCTATGCGCGCGGTGTCCGATTGGCTCTGCGGCCCGCGTGGGTACCAGAAGCTGGAGGACAGCTACGACGTAGAGACCTACCGCAGGGCCTATTTTGCCGGCCCGCTGGACGTAGAGAGCGTCATGCACCGGTTTGGCCGCGCGACGATCGAGTTTAACTGCCAGCCACAGCGGTTTCTCCGTATCGGAGATATGCCGGTGCAGGCCGTGCAGGGGGAGGTGTTGCGAAACCCCACCGCGTTCACGGCTCTGCCGACAATCACTGTCACCGGAACGGGGGCCGGGACCCTGACGGTAGGCGATGTCACTGTCAGCATCAACAGCATGCCTCGCGGCGCTGTTGTGCTCGATTCGGGCACGCAGAACGCCTCCTACGGGGCATTTAATTTGAACAATACAATCTCCGCGCCGGAGTTTCCCACGCTGCCGGCCGGGGAAAGCGTCGTCCGCTGGACGGGCGGCATTACAAGCGTGGAGATCATCCCGAGGTGGTGGACACTATGAAACCGATTCTGTATGACGCTGACCGCACAAGCTTCCCAGCGGGCGTTGACAATGGGCTGGGCGTCCTCGCAGACGCCATGTCCTGCAAGGTGACGCAGGAGCTGAACGGCCAGTACGAGCTGGAGCTGCGCTATCCGGTGGAAGGCATCCACTACGGAGAGGTCGCGCTGCGTTCCATTCTCCGGGCTACCGTTGGCCCAGACGGCAAGCTGCAGCCTTTTAGGGTGTACCGCATCGTGCCGGGCATGAGCGGCACAGCGGACATCTACGCGCGGCACATCGCCTATGATCTCGGCGGCTATGTTGTGTCTCCATTCACGGCAGCGGACGCACCCTCCGCTGTGGCGGCTATTAAAAGCCACGCGATGCCGACAGACTTTCCCTTTGCGCTGACGACCGACAAGACCACCGTGGCCACCATGGCCGTGACGGTTCCCTCCAGCGCGTGGGGGCTGCTGGGCGGTCAGCAGGGCAGCCTGCTGGACGTATACGGCGGCGAGTACGAGTTTGACGAATGGGCGGTGCGGCTGCTGACGCGACGCGGAGCGGATCGCGGCGTCTCAGTGCGGTACGGGAAAAACCTTACCGATCTGACGCAGGACGCCAGCTGCGCCAACTGCTACACGGGTGCGGTGCCGTACTGGCAGGGCAGCGGCATTACCGTCACGGCTGCGCCGGTGTATGCGGAAGGCGACTATGGGTACACGCGGCTTATGCCGCTGGATCTGTCCACGAACTTCGAGCAGCAGCCAACGCAGGAGCAGCTGCAGGCCGCAGCTGCCTCCTATATCAAGCGAAATCAAATCGGCGTTCCCGCGGTGAGCTGGGACGTGAAGCTGGCACTGCTGGCGCAGTCCTCCGGGTATGAGGATGTGGCGTTCCTGGAGCAGATCTATCTGGGCGATACCGTGGGCGTCTACTTCCACCGTCTGGGCGTAGACGCCAGGGCGCGGGTAAACAAGATCGTCTGGGACTGCCTGCTGGACCGCTACGACAGCGTAGCTCTTGGCAGTGTGAAGGCCAACATCGCGGCTACTATTGCCGGTCAGCAGAAGGAGATCGATGCCAAGCCGTCCGCCGCGCTGGTCGAAAAGATCTCCGCCAGCCTAACAGCTGCCCTCTTGGGGGCGAATGGCGGTTCCGTCCGTCTGCTGGACACGAACGGTGACGGAGAGCCGGATGAGCTCTATATCGCCGACGATCCGGACCCCACCAAGGCTAAGAAAGTCTGGCGATTTAACTACGAGGGCTGGGCTGCCAGCAGCACCGGCTACAATGGCCCTTACACGATGGGCGCTACCATCGCCGGAGGTATCCAGGCATGGATGATCACGGCCGCCAACCTGGTGGCTGGCACCATTGCCAGCGAGCAGGGGAACTTCTTTATCAATCTCGACGGCGGCACCATCGACACCAGCGCGACCGGCGCGACCTACAAAAACTCCGACTACTCGCAGGCAGATCTGGATCGAATCAATCAGATCAACCTAAAGACTGTCACGCCGACTCTGGCTGACTACGAGAAACTGGATGTCAACGGCGACGGCGCAATCAGCATCACCGATGCCGTGCAGATCCAGCAGATCATCGGTGGAACGCGGACAGTGAATTTCACCACGCGGTGGCGGCTGCGCATCGACCCTGCTGACGGAAACAACCTCCTGAAGATCTATCGTGTCTACCACAACAACATCACCGGCGCAGATAGCGAGAACATCGTCTTGTCTGCTGGATTTTCCAACGTGAAAGCAAACTCTGTGGAGGCCGTAAACTTGACTGCACAGAAAGCGATCGAGGCGGAAAGCGCGAGCTTTAGCGCGCTGAAAGTCGACGGGAAAGACTACCAGCCTTTTGAGAGGAAGGAAATTGGCTATGTTGTCTGCTGTACTGGCGGGAGCAATAATCAGGCGACCTGCTTCATTCCCGCAGGAACCTCCGGAGCCTTTCAGTGTGCATCGAACGACTGGTACTGCGCCTTCTCTTTTGATGGCAGCGGTGGGGCATCAAAAACAGGAGGAACAGGGACTGTCGATTCGGTGATAACAGTTTACAACGGATAAGGGAGGGATTTCTTTGAACATCAAACACTCGATCGGGCTGAACTTGTCCGCTGATGCAATCCCTGGTCGACTGCACATGGTGCAGGGCGATGCCAATTCCCGCACAATTGTAGCAACGCTGTGGGACGGTGCGCAGCTTTACAGTATTCCGGCGGGGGCGGCTGTCATGGTCCGCTTTCGGAAGCCGGACGGCACTGGCGGCCTGTATGACGCGACGGAGAGCGGCAGCGAGGTCTCCTACGCCGGCAGCATTGTAACGGCCCCGGTGGCCACTCAGATGCTGGCTGTGGCGGGGGACGTATTCGCGGAGATCGATATCTTCGGTAGCAGCTCCGGGACGGCGGCCGAGCGTCTGGCTACATTCCGCTTCGTCGTCGAGGTGTCGCCCTGCGTGCTCCCCGATGCAGAGATCATCTCCAGTGACTACTACAATATCTTTGCTGCCGACATCGCAGACGCAAAGGCTGCCGCGGATCTGGCTAAGGATTACGCGGCAGCCGCCAAGCGGAGCGCGGATAGCGCCGCGACATCGGTCGAGGGCGCCGTCAAGTACAACACAGCTCAAACCCTAACCGACACGCAGAAGCAGCAGGCACGGGACAACATCAACGCGCCTGCACCATACACCGCCGGGGAGAACATCTCCATCAGCGGTAGCATCATCGCTACCAAGGCGTTTCCTTGTAACCCCAACCTGCTGGACAACTGGTACTTTGGGAATCCGGTGAATCAGCGGGGCGGGCGTATTGTCCCGGCAGGAACGCCGTATTTTGTGCCGGGAAGCTCTACGCAGTCCGGTGTCCTATCATCGCCCGCTACCGTGATCGGGTACTTGAACTCTGGTGGGCTTTATCCGCAAGTCAAAGTAGGCAGCGAAACTCGCATCACCCCGATCGGAACCGATATACCGGGTTATGTGGGAGCTGGGTACGGGATTGACAGGTGGAAACTCGACATAGGCGAGAGTGTCACAATAGATAACGGCTTGAATATTGTCAAGGCGAACTCGTATGTCGGGCAATATTTCGATGACTTCGACAAATTCATCGGAAGGCAACTGGTAGGGTCTGTCTTGATGAGCGATGGTGACCTGTACACCGGGACGTTTGTTTACAACGGCGTCGTGAATCAAGGGCAGACGTTCTTCGCAAGCAGCGGGTTCGGCATGTATATACAAAAACTTTCCAACGCATTAACGCAAGTTGAGTTTAACACACTCGTCGACAACGTTAAAGTTCTCGCCGTTGGTCTTGAGCTTGGCTCCCAGCAGACGCTGGCGCATCAGGACGCCAACGGCGCGTGGGTACTAAACGAGATACCCGACTACGGAGAGCAGTTGAGAAGGTGCCAGCGGTACTATCAGCGGCTCAAGGCCAGTTCCGGCTATATGCGGTTCGGCATCTCGCAGCCATACACGGATACCGCTGCCGGAGTGTTCATCCCGCTGC